AAATATTTAACGGTAAATCTCTCTCGGACCTGTTTTCCGAAATTTACGATAATTCTAAAAAGAAGGATAAGCAAATTTCTGCTTTAATTTCTGAACTTAAACCTCTTATTGAAGACGTAGGAGATGCAACTTTAGTAGTTCCTATGATAAAAGAGTATCTAGAGATTGGAGTTAAAAACGACGATCAACTAGTTAAAATAGCTACTATAGTTCAGAGGTTAGAAACTTCACTTCAAAAGGGCTCAAGTAGTGACGGTGATTGGTTTGACTCTGAAGAACTACAAGCTCTTCTTCAGCAAGATGATGCTATAGAAGAAAAAATTGAGTCTGTTCAAAAAGAAATGGACCAGGAAGAAGAAAATGGTATATAATCCGTCTTTAGGTGTCAGTTTAGATTCAAGTAGAGGTGCTTCTAATGCAAGAGAAAGTTCTGTAATATACGGAAGAGTTGTTGAAGTATTGCTTGGAGAAGATACTCCTAGTAAAGCACTTTATGATGAATTAGGAAGGGAGGATAGTTTAAATGGTGTATTTTATAAAAATCTCTTTGATCCTATAGCTGAAAGTGAATCTGAAGAAAATAACTTTTTAAACCTACCTTTTGCTTACTGCCAGGACCCTACTCTTAAAAGAGTCCCCCTTAAAGGTGAGATAGTAGAAATTACTTTTAAACCTAAATCTACTCTCGGTGAAGGAACCTATCCTCTTACAGCATACTACAGCTATCCCTTGAATATATGGAATAATGCTCACCACAACGCATTACCTGATACGAAGGGAGATATTACCGAGATAGACTTTGGTTCCAACGTAATTGAAAATAGTAAAATATCCACTCTTCAACCCTTCTCAGGAGATCTTATTTTAGAAGGAAGACTGGGACAGAGTCTTAGATTCTCTGGGTTTAATGACCCTAGAAACGAATTAACTACCGAGGATAATATAGGCTCACCCTTCGCTATCTTAAAAGTAGGTCAGGACCCTGAATACGATAGCCTCCGTTCCTACGTAGAAGATATTAACAAAGATTCTAACTCAATCTACCTTACCACAAAACATTTTGTTCCTCTTGAAAAATCTACCACTAAACAAGATACATTCAGAGATACTCCGCCTTTAGATTTTAATAAATACAATAATAACCAGATCATATTAAATAGCGGAAGATTAATACTTCAAGCCAACCAAGATAGCATATTTCTTAACTCAATTAATTCAATTTCGTTTGAGAGTACAACGATTAACCTCGATTCAACTGAATATTTTTCAGCTGACGCTCCTGAGATGTTTCTAGGTTCTAATGCCACAGAGCCCGCCGTTCTGGGTGATCAAGCTGATAGAATACTAACCCGTATACTGGAATTAATCGAAGAAATCGGCACACAGTTTGCAAAAGCCACTTCTCCTCCCGCCGCTGTTGCAGTTCTTGCCGGTCTAAGCGCATATGTACCTGCTCAAGCAAATAATATAAAATCTAGCATTAAAACTATAAAGTCTAAAAAAGTCAAAATAGAGTAATGCCGTATCAAAATATCCCAGAAACCGGTCTCGATGCTTCTATAGCAAAACTTATTGGTAGACTAAGAGTTACTTTTAATGAGACTATATCTAATAACTTAGATGATATTGAAAGGCTCTTCGTTGAAGGATGCCCCAGTCCTTTAGAACGTAGAGAATTGTTACAAAAACTTAATAACATAAAAGAAACTTCAACTAACGTATCAGATAGGTTAAGTAGATTTAAAAAACTACCAACACCTTTAAAAAACGTTTCACGTACCGTAAAAGCCGGAGTAGGCGCTTTAAAAGCTATACCTTTTCCGCCGTTTTTCCCTGGAGGACTAGTAGCAGATGCTTTAACTCTAATTAAAGAAATAGCCGTACAATTACAAACTTCAGCTGAATCTATAGAAAACGCTCTTTCACAGGCATTAGATGTTGAAAGCTTGCAACAAAGAGCTGCTAATATAGCTGAAAAAGTTGATACTGCATTAGAACTTTGCTCATTAGCCACAGAAAATAACACCTCTCTCGATCCAACATTACTTAACGATTTAGTCTCCGGAACACCTACTGAATCCTCTAGAGCACTACGGCTACTCAATTCAGAAGTTGATAGAGCTAGTTTAAATTCCAATCCGAGTACTACTCTTTCTCTAGATACTCCAATAGAAACTGAGCTATATAGCGGCCCTGACGGGACCATATATGTAATTAAGATAGTAGAAGTGCCCTCTGACTTTACTAGAGCTCCCAGAAGACAGGCGATAGCAGAAAATCAAAAGGGCGTAAAGAAATTTGAAAGCGATAAATCATTTAGTTCTTCAGTAGAGGTATTAAAGCAACAGGTTAAATTTAGAATAGATATTTCACAAGTTTAAGTAAACCATATTTATTATTATGAAGGCGAATCAATTAAAAAAAATAATTAAAGAAGCAGTTCGAGAAGCAGTTCGAGAAGAGCTAAAGGAGATTCTTACCGAAGCTGTGACAAGTGCATCTCAACCTACTAGACAACCGGTTACTAAGCCGGTACAAAAAACCGCTCCTATTTCAGGTGATCCTATAATGGAAATGCTTAATATGACTCAGCAATCCATGACTAGAGACGATTTTAAAAATGTAATGGGAGGTCAGGCACAACCGAGAATGAACGAAATGAATTTTACTACAAATTCTCTTACCCCTAGTACACCCTCCGGACCTGTACCAGGTATCGATATAAGCAAGCTAGATTTTGTAAATAAAGCATCAGCAGTTTTTAACAAAGCTATTGAAAAAGATAAATTTAGAATAGGCGGATAATGGCTTATAACGTAAAAAGAATTAACCCTCTAGATCTTCAGCCTCGTAAGGCGATTGGGGTTTCTTTACCTTTTTCCGGTACCGCTGTCTTTAATTCAACCTACCTCTCGAAAGATGCAATTAAAACTAATTTAATTAACTTACTACTTACCGGCACTGGTGAAAGATATTTAAATCCTAATTTAGGTGCAGGTTTAAGAGATTTTCTTTTTGAGAATATTAATGAAAGTAGTTTACTAAGGTTAAAAAAACAGACAAAAGAAATTATACAAGTCTATTTTCCTTCTATAAATCTTTTAGAATTGAATATACAGAGTAATCCCGAAACAAGCTTGGTTACTTTTTTCCTTCGTTATCAAATAAAAGAAACAGATATTGAAGATGAGATTTTAATTAATATTGAGTAAAGATGGCCCAAGAAAGAGATATAAAATATGTAAATAGAGAATTTGGTGATTTTAGAAATCAATTAATCGAATTTTCTAAAAACTATTTCCCTGATACGTATAATGATTTTTCTGCTACTTCCCCTGGAATGATGTTTATAGAAATGGCATCTTACGTAGGAGATGTACTATCGTTTTATCAAGATACTCAATTACAGGAAACCTTCCTACAACACGCTAAAGATCCTGGTAATCTGTATAGTCTCGCATACATGATGGGATATAGACCTAAAGTTTCTAATGCTTCAGAAGTAGAACTAGACGTTTCCTTAACAGTAGATGCTGTAGGATCAGCTCCTAATATTAGACCTGACTTTACCCAAGCAGGTAAATTAGACGAAAACTCAACCCTCATCGCCTCAGCTAATTCTTCAACAGAGTTTGTTCTCCAAAAAGCTATCGATTTTAATTTCTCTAGTTCTTTTGATCCTACAGTAGTTACTATTACCGATCTAGACGGTAGTAACAATCCCACCGAATTTACTTTAACTAAAAAAGGAAAAGCTTTTTCATCTAAGGTTATTACTAAAACATATAATATAGATACAGTTGAGAAATTTAAAACTATAACTATCGAAGATGATAATATAATAGGTATACTTAGTATAGAAGATGAAAATAGTAATGTATATTATGAAGTACCTTTCTTAGGCCAAGATACAGTATTTTTAGAAAATACTAATAGTGAAGCAGATAGTAATTTAGTACCTAACAGCCTAACTTTATTGAGAACCTCAAGAAGGTTTGTAACAAGGTTTAACTCAGCTGGTAATCTACAGATTCAATTTGGAGCAGGTATAACTGGGGATGAGGATACTGAAATAACACCTAATCCTCTTAACGTAGGAATGGGAACCGCCCAAGGAGTGAGTAAGATTGATATTGCATACGATCCTTCAAATTTTCTCTTTACGCAAGCATACGGACTAGCACCTCCTGCTGGTACTACTCTTACTGTAAAATATTTAAAAGGAGGAGGCATATCTTCTAATGTGCCTGCTAATACAGTTAACTCTTTCCTTTCAGCTCTTACTACTCCTGATACTCAAGCTTTTCGAAACAGGTTAACAGTCAATAATCCAACACCTGCTGCAGGAGGTAAGGATGGAGATACTATAGAAGAATTAAGACAAAACTCTCTTAGATC